CTACATTACAAAAAACTTACGTTACATTATGGTGTTTAAAGTCTGTTTATCTTGTTGATATATTTGCTATTTATTAGTTTTTATAAAATTCGACCTTACGCGATATTATGTAAATATTACGTTTTGAAAATAAGGTAAATATGCTTGTATCATGTTGATATATATAGGTTTATCCGATTTTCTTTATATTCGTCTTATGTAACTTATGGTTTTCCGACGGCCTTTCCTAAAATAGAGATGAAAACTCACGCCGGTGGGGTACGCAATTAGCTAGTTGTTGCTCATTACCAGGAAGCATTTCGAACACTTCTGTGATCAGTTCTCCACGTTCAACTAATAGGGTGGACTCGACCTTATATAAAACTTCTCTGATTAGCTTCTCAGCGGCTTTTATCTTCCCTTGCTGGTGCAGCCAGCATCCTGTTGCAAAACTATCAGCAAGAAGTGCCCTGTCACTATCAGGTAGGCTGACAAACAGTTCGTATAGCTCAGGCTTAATCATTTTTTAAATCTGGGTAATGGTGGTGGATTATTGGCAAGCTTCAGACGAATATCTGTCTCTAGCCAGATAGCTTCATCCTCACTGGCAACTGTTAGCCAGTGGTTTATATCGTTGGCTATTCTTGATAGTCGTTCATCACTCGATGTGTACGTTGCCTGTTTTTCGCTTACCTGGTTGTTGTCAGCTGTAACAAACATATTCCCAACACCACTCAACACCCAATCAATTGAAAGTCCATAATTCAGGTGGCATTGCCGCAAAATTTTCGCGCCAAGTGGATTATCTTCATAAATACTGTTGGTGACAGTTCTTACTGATACACCCGTATCTTTTTGAATATCCTCAGGATTAATGTTTTTTGCGGTCATAAATTGTATGAATCGCAAAATTTCACCTGATTTTTTCTTGCCTGTCCATTTATTAGGTTGTAATGTTTCTTCTGTCATACGCTGTATGCCTTTGTAAACGTAAAGTATATCAGGTGAAACCATGAAAGCAGATAAACAAAAATCACTAACTTTTGAGTTATGTTCATTTCGTCACAGCAGCGAAGTTCGTGACTTTCTCATTGAAATTACACAGGTTGATAACATTGAGTTTGCTCCATTAATGCGTCAACTTATCAATGAGGGTCTTAAATCAACACGTAACGTTCAGGTGGTCGGTAATCGAATAGCCGACCGTGGAACGGTTAAACACCTAAACAAAGTATCTCGCGCCAGCTAACACCTGAATATTGGTGTTTCAACCCAAAATGAAAAAGTTACGTGCCATTGTTGTCGACCGGAAGTCGCTTACACGAGCCGAGGCTATTACATTTCGTTATCTATGTGAGGGATATTCCCGCGTTGAGATAGCTGACAAAAAGCGGTTTCGGTCACTAAGCACGATTAATCGTCAGGTTGAAAGCATCGCTTTGAAATTAGAAGCACATAGCCATGCTGAAATAGTCGGTACAGGTGTTGCTCTTGGGATGGTGCGTTATGAGTTCAGAGAAACACACGGATTAGTCACTAATTTATTTGTGATTCTCTTAATGCTAAATGTGACAGCTGGCCATATCGACCTTCGCCGTATTATGGGTCAGCCAGGTCCGCATCCTATACAAACGCCACGCGGACCACGTTCACCACGGCCTCTTCGCATCATTCGCTATAACGGCAGAACCTTACGCACCGGAAGGCAGTACCCATGAAGAAAGAAATACCAGAGTGGGTGAGTTATGTGCCGGTGAAGTGGGAGCCTATGACCCCTCGTGTCGATATTTCAAAGCTAACACCAATAGAAAAGCAAACTCTCTGGCGTGGAATGAAACAAATCAAACCAGCCTTAGCAAAAATGCTAAGCGAAGACGAAACACTCAAACACATCCTGAATACATTCAACGGCACCATTCAAATGGAAAAGACCGACTTTGATGAATGTATGGATGCCGCAAACCAACACCCAAACGGATAGCATCAATGCAGCAATACGATCTTAATCCACAAATCATCGACCTATTAAAAGCCGAGTTTGAAATGAAGGAAGACGGGCAATATCTACGTGGTAGATGCCCTGAGTGTCAAAAAAAGGAGTTATGGACCTGGTTAGATCGTCCTGGTCGTGTTCAATGTAACCGAACCAATAAATGTGATTTTTCGGCCACCACAAAAGAACTATTCCCCGAGCTGTTTGAAAAGCTCAATGAAAAATATCAAGCCACAGAAGAAAATCCCAACGCCACAGCTGATGCCTATATGTCATTAATACGCGGTTTTAATATCGCTGATATCAAAGGCTGGTATGAGCAAGGCAATTACTGGCACCCACTAGGTGATAAAGGCACGGCCACGGTTCGCTTCTTTCTCGATGATGCTAAAACCATCATGTGGGAACGATTGATTGATGATGTAACTATTACAAACGAAGACGGCGAAGTCGAATCACGCAATAAAAACTTTAAAGGCTTATTCAAGGGATTATGGTGGAAGCCGGCCAGTGTAAAAATAGAGCCAGGTGACGAAGTATTTTGGTGTGAAGGTATCATCGATGCAATCTCCTTAAACGTCGCCGGTCATAAAGCCGTGGCCATCATGACATCTGGCATGTTTCCCGAAAAAGCGATCGAACCATATTTAGGTAAAGGCATCACCTGGGTAATCGCCCTTGATAATGATAAAACCGGCAGACGATTCTTAGAAAAACATGCTGAAAGACTGCGTGACATGGATGAAAAAGTCACCGCCGTGATGACCAGTTCCGGCGAATCAAAAAAGGATTGGAACGACTTATACAAAGCCAATCGATTAACAGAAAAACACATGCACGAATATCGCTATCTAGGCCGACTAGAACTAGCGAAAAGCTCACATGAAAAAGCCCAAATGATGTACGAGCACCGTACACAGGATTATTTCATCTTCACTTTCAAAAATAGAACGTATTCGGCCAACGTAGACAGCACAGCCTATAAAAAATCACAAGTTTCCTTAATTGCAGGACCAATGGCCGAGCTAAATGATGATGAACTTAAGGAAATGCGTGAAAAACAGCCAGAAGAACAACAAAAACGTATTGATGAAAGTGCCTTTTCCCAGGCAGCAAAAATACGGGAAATCGCCAGCTTTACAATGCAATTCTTGTACTTTCAAAACTCAGATGTTGGTGATGATCCTCAATATTTCTTTCGTTTACGTTTCGGTAACCGAGCTGATGAAAAATTAATTCCATTCACAGGTAAAACATTATCAACTGCTGGTGATTTCAAAAAAGCAGTTAAGAATGAAACTCATAGTGCTCAATTTGTCGGCACTCAATTCGATATAGAGAAAATGTACTCACAATGGATGATTAATATTCCACGTGAGGTCCGGACGCTTGATTTTATTGGCTATGACAAAACCACTGATGCCTATGTGTTTAACAAGTATGCGGTTCAGGGTGGTCGATTAATTGAGCTAAATGACGAATCATTTTTTCAACTAAAAAAATCAGGCATAAAAACTGGCGTTGATATCCGTCAAACACTTGAAACACGTATCAACTTTGCCTGGTTGGAAGACTTTATCACCGCATTTAGCACTAAGGGGTTAATCGCTTTAGCTTGGTGGTTTGGCTGTCTGTTTGTTCAGCAAATTCGCCATCGTCACCGCTCATATCCTTTTTTAGAAATGATAGGTGAGGGTGGCAGCGGTAAATCTGATCTCGTCGACTTTCTCTGGAAGCTTTACGGCAAAGAAGGGGAATCATTCAACCCAAACTCCTCGACCTTACCTGGTCGTATTAGAAAAATGTCAGAAGTCAGCAATCTACCTGTTGTATTCAACGAAACAGATAATGAAAAATCCGCTGAAGACAAACACCTAAAACGCTTTAATTGGAATGAACAAAAAGATTTATTTGAAGGTAGGTTTGGCCGAATAATTGGTGTTAAATCGCAAGATAACAGTACAAAAACACCTCTATTTAAAGCCGGCCTGATGGTGGTGCAAAACGTACCAATTCAAGCAGAAAGGATATTACTCTCCAGGACGTGCTACCTAAACTATGACCGAAGTCATCATTCTATTGAAGGTAAGTTGGCATCAGACCGCCTAAAAATGCTGCCTATATCTGATTGTAGTGGTTTTTTACTACATGCTGTAAAGCAGTCTGATCGAGTCATGAACTTTTTCAGTAAATCACTGGGAAAATACATGGCTAAGCTGCAAAAAAATAAAGAAATTAAGCTCCAACGTATCATTGAAAGCCACGCCAAGATGATGGTGTTGGTCGACTGTCTTAAACATATCCTAGAAGACCTTCCTGAGCAGTTAATTGATTCAGCCAAAATTGAATTAGAAAAAATGGCTGTTTTCCGTGAGCAGTCACTTAATGACGACCATGAAACAGTGGTTGAATTTTGGGCTCGATGGGATTACCTGGACAACAAGCCGCTATCACAAGAAACGCCAAAAGTGGTCAATGGCAAAGTTGACTACTCACGCATCGCAAACAGCGTTGCACCCCAACATCAAATGAATCATTCAACCAAACCAGACATAGAGATCGCCATCAATATCGATCACTTTCTGCGTGAATGTCGTAACTACGGATTGCCGGTGATGGACCCAAAAGAGCTACGTCGGCATTTACCTGAAAGTAAAAAACGCAAATTTAAAGAAAACGGCAATGTGCATTCCAGGCTGGAAGGCCGAACCGTCCGTTGTTGGGTTTTTGAACGATAAGTTTTTGATACCCAAGCCGGTAGTGGGGAGTGAATAACACCGGCAGTGATGGCAGTCTCCTTCTCGAATGAGTAAATGCTGTGACATCACCGACTAGCCGGCGCAAGCGGCCCCTTATTTATAAACGGTGGAGATATATGGAAATGAATTTTATAAATGAATTAGTGGCGAAAGCATCAATAGTTGATATGCACATTAACCAGATTAATAAGTTGGGAAAACGTGCTATTTGCCCAAGAGGCTACATGTTAACAGCTCACTATCACTATGGTGAAGTACGTTTTTCTATGCATGGTAAAGGTAGTGTGCTGATTAATCCTTTGCTTTCAATTATTGATTATCAGGGTATGACGCGAGTTTCGGCTTATATCCTTGTTCAAGAATTTAAATCATTAAACAGCTAATAGGTGACACGGAATGTTGATTTTAACTAGAAGAGTAGGCGAGTCATTAATCATCGGTGATGACGTGGTGGTCAATGTGTTGGGTGTAAAGGGCAACCAGGTGCGTATCGGTATCGATGCACCGAAAGATGTGACCGTTCATCGTGAAGAAATCTATGACCGTATTCAATCTGAAAAGGATCGTAAGTGATGGGCGAATATACACTGATAAAACACGAAGAATATGCCGAAGCGGTTATTCATTTATATGAGCTTGCTCGGCATGATTCTAGTGGATCATTGTGTGCTGCTGAGGTGTTACTTAGCCTATACAATGGCAATAACTTTCACGCGGATCTGGCTTCAATCGCCTGTAATTTAGATGCGGACCATTTCACATCAGCCATTATCGCCATAAAAGGCAGAAAGCAACTGCATATGGAGCCACACCAGGTAATTGAAGAAGGTGATGAACACTTTAGAAAACTGGCTGAGCGATGGTGGGATTCGGTGAGTGTTCACGAACGTTACAAACGCTATTACAGGTCAGCATCATGAGCTTAGCACAACAAAACCAGATTGACCTGCTGAAAAAGCGGGTCAGTCAACTTGATCGGCAGGTCAGTCAACTTGATGGCCAGGTCACCGAAGCTAATCGAAAGCTGGATTTATTGCTCAATAACTTTGAAACCACTATGGCCAAGGCCATCGATAAAGTGATTGCTGATGGTATTGAAGTAGAGCAAACGACTGATAGCCAGATAAAAGCGTTAATCAATGAATGATATCGGCTACTGCAATACCTGCGTTGAGCCTGAATGTGATCAGCCACGAATTAAAAAGACGATGTCTTCCTGTCCGAAAGGTTTAGCCTGGACGGATGGCTCTTTTCACGATGAGATAAGCGAGCATTGGGATTGCCCGAACTGTGAAGAAATCTTATTTATCGAAACGGCTGATCAGCATCGATGTGAAGTGGTGAATGATGATTGAACGAATCCTACCGACGATTCTGGTGGTGCTGCAGGCAATGTCAGCAGTGCCTTATTTTTACCTTGGTGACTGGCGTAAAGGGCTGTATTGGTCCTTCGCTGCTGGTTTAACCTTTGTTGTGACGTATTGAACATGAAACCTTTATTTGTACCTTTAAAAAAAGAGTATTTCATGCAGTTTAAAAACGGTACTCAAGACTGTGAAATTCGACCAAACAATCATCGTTTCTGGAATATTAAAAATGTTTATCCAGGGAGATTGATGACGTTTTCAAACGGCTATGGAAAACATGACAGATTAACGCGTGAAATACGCAGTACGATGGTTACATCTGATTTGAGAATGGAAAACATACCAGAATGGCACATCGAAGCTGTTCAGAATATTTATGGGAAACGTTACCGCTGGTTAATTGCTTATATATAGCTTTAACTACCAAACAAATCACTCTGAATTAAAGCCTGGCGTTCACTGACCGTCAGGCTTTTTAATAGGCTGGCTGCCAACTGCCTGGTGTTTTGGATGGGTGGATTTAGGTCGTGTGAATAGCCTAGTTTCATCACAAAAGACGCACCGCAGCCGCCTTCCAGGTTGGTGCATTGGCAGTATAAATCTTTAACCGTGTGAGATAGCGCATTGGTGGAAGCGATGATGGCTTTATGGTGACAATGAGGGCATTCAACGCGCATAAGTAGAGCAGTCCGCAGTGGTTTGATCAAGTATAACAAAAACATAGACTTAATTAACACTGTTGACAACCCGATTAGCTCACATTTTGGTTGTTCCACTTCGGTTCGCGGAACTCAACAACACGACGACCTAAAATCTCATTTAATTCCAGGAATGGCTGCTGCATCGCGCCCACTTCCAGCTCGTGATACACATGCATCAGCTTTTCCATATCACCAAAGCCGCTGTTGTTTTCAGGTATAACGCCAGATAAACCGGCATACATTCGATGCATGGAAAGTATCTCGCCACGGGTGATGTTTTTGATGCGCTCAAACTCATCCTTAGTGCCAATATCACCCACGGGGATGATTTGCACCGGCTCTTTTGCTTTTGAACTTTCAATATTGAGATGCATGGATCGGAAGTTACCTGGCCCTTTTGATTGTGATACCTGCTCGGATATATAGTCCAATTCTTCTTCATCAAGTCCGGTGTCGGTCGTTAGAAAGATATAGCCCATATGCACACCATTTTTGAAATATTTACGGCGAAACAGGCCGGCATCTTCGCTTAACAGGACAGACTGAATACCGCCAATATATTCAGGTACGCCATAGATGCTTTGCATCACGTCATATTCGTTTATCTGGATGACTTCACCTGGTTTAAATTCTATTTCGGTGCCATCGGATAACAGTTGAAAAAATACACCAGGCTTTTTACCTCTTCGCATCGCTAAAGCGGGTAAGTGACCAAGGCGAACAGGTGTGCCGAAAGCATTAGTAAAGACCTGAGCATATAGCATTCCGAAGGCTTCAAAATCGAGCGCCAATTGTTTCATTGTGGGATAGCTGAGTATCTTGGATGGGTTAAACCACTTCAAAATCATGTTCTTTTTAAAGTGAATAATACTGTTGTGATGTGGGTTGGCTTTCATGGTTTGAGCTAATCCATTCAGGCTCACCGGTGGCACCCAATACTTACCGCCCAGGTCAGTAAATATGCCGAGATAATCGGTCATTCTGTTGTTCAATACTGGCTCTGGATCGCCAAAAGAAAAATTCATTTTTGTGTCTGACATGGTGGTTTCCTGTTAAGCGGCCATCTTCATTGAAGACTTGCGGCGTGGGGCAATGGGTTCGTACATGAATGCGTGCATAATTGCCCAGGCGACGTCGGCATGGCCGGTCGCATTTGAGCGATTAGCACCATAGGTGATCTGTCCTGAACCGGTCACAGTTTGGGTGATCATCATGAATGCTTGAGTGACTTCTTTATCACCCGCGCTGTATTGAAAACGTCCGCTTTCAATGACATCGAGGGCTTTCATTACTAATTCAGTTTTAGTCTGAACGCTGTAGGTGATCGGGGTGGCTCTTGGATAGAACTTTTCAACAAGTTCAAATACTCCGTATCCGATGCCGGTGATATCTATGCCGATGTGTTTTACAGCAAAGCGATGAGTTTCATCTTTGATGCGGTTGGCCTGATATTGGAAATTGGCTCCATGGTAGGAATCTTTTTTTATCAACCGAAATTTATCACGCTCATCCAGCGGTATTGAACATAAAGCCAGGCTGGCATTATCTCTCGTCCTGGATGGGTCATACCCTATTGCTACAGGTCTATTACCTAATGGCCTTTCTGCATCCGGGTTGTAATCTCCCCAGGTGTCGGCATCCACCATGCATTTCATGAGTTTAGCCAGGCTAAATACGCTATTGGCATCATCAATCCATTTGCACATATATTTGTTATCAAAATCAGCTTGGCTGTTTTCCAGCTTCAACTGTTCGATATCCGACAAATCACAGCCTTTTTCCAGAGCATCTTCGATATTAACTATCTGGCGCCATATTTTGTCCGGCCCTAAAACCCCGTGTCTTAATGTTTTGTGGCTAATATCAAAATCAACACGTTTAGACTCAGCCAGTTTGGCGTTGAACTCGTTACCATTCCACATTTCATAGGCGGGGTGAGATGTGGCTGAAGGAACAGAAAATAGCGTGCGTCGCCATTTTTTATGTGTAGCCATACCTGAAGCCATGTGCCATAGCTTTTTAAAGTCAGGCATCCAGAAAATCTCATCACAATACAGATGGCCGTGATACGAGTTAGCCGTGCGGCTGTTCGTTGATAAAAATCGTAGTTCAGCACCATTGGAAAGAGTAATCACGCCTTGCCCTTTCAACTCAACGCCAAAGTGCTCCATGGCAAAAGCGATGATGTAAGCTTTAAATACTTCAGCTTGATCACGTGATGATGAAAGGAAAAGCTGGTTATCTCCCGTGCGGACGGCATCATCAAACGCTTCAAATGCAAAATACCATGTCGCCCCAATCTGACGAGATTTAAGCAGCATTCTGGTTCGGCGTGTTAGTGGATCAAGTTTGCGTTCGTACCATTCCTGTTGATAGTCGAAAAAGAGCTTTTCTCTCACTTCATCCAGCATTTCTTCCGTGATGCCGGATATATCGTTTTTAACCTTTTTTTCTCTTCGTTTTCGCCTGGTCTTTTTCTCTTGCTTCAGCTCATCTTCGGTCGGGGCCGAGTCCCGAAACTCAGGCGGTATGTAGTTACCTTTGGATATCGCCACCGCTTCAGCTTGTAGTTTCTGAGCCTGGGCGATATTGATGCGAAGGTTGCCAAAGTTAGCCACCAACGAATCCAGCTCTCGCTGCTGTGACTCTGTTTTGTTATCAATCTCAATTAGGGCATTAATACGCCTGGTAATGGCTTGCTCAACCGTGTCCGGTGCGGCATAGGCTTCCCATTCATCAGCATCACGCCAGTTATACAGCGTTCGCTCATTCACGCCGGTCTGAGCTGATATCTCAGTGATAGACCAGCCCTTAATAAAGAGCTTTTTCGCCGTTTCTTTTATCTCTGCTGAATACTTCGCCATGATGCCTCTGTGTTTTTCACCTTATTTTAGGTGCCAAAACACACAAAAAAAGCGAACTAAGTCCTTATAATTCCTAGTCTTTATTTATCGGAATTTAGCCAAACCAAAAGCGTTGAATCAGCCTTTTGTAACACCTAATATTTTCATCAACCAAGCACGAAAACTGAAAAATTAAGGTTACCAGGTGATGAATGGCTAAGTTAAAAACAGAGTGGGTACGCATAGGCCGAAGTGGCAAAACCATCGATGGTCGAGATATTGACCCGCAATGGTTACGAGATGCAGCTGAAACGTATAACCCAGAGTTATACCAGGCGAAAATCTGGCCAGATCATATTCGTATGTACAGCATGGGTAGCGTGGTGGCTGTTAGAGCAGAAGATAATTCGGAAGGTGGCGTCGACCTTTACGCTCAAATCGCCCCGAACGAGATTTATCAATCAACAGCTAGATCAGGGCAGCGTCTTCACACCTCAATGGAGTTAATGCCTAACTTCAGAGACACCGGCAAGTTTTATCTATCTGGTCTTGCTGCAACCGACACGCCGGCATCAGTAGCTACGTCTGAAATGCGATTCACCGCGAACAAAGACCAAACCATCATCTTAGGTGAGTTCGTCGAGAACGAGACTCACAACTTCAACGATTCACACAACGACGACCAGCCCCCGAGTTGGTTTACACGTTTATTTACCAAAGACAAATCCGACGAGGGCGACATGGATAAGAAAACCGCAGAACAACTGACGGCTTCAATGACAGCTTTAAGTGAGTCATTAGCTGCTTTTAAACAACAGCTAGATGGCAAACCAGAAGGTGAAGGTAATCCAAACGGCGAACCGGCAACGCTGGAAATCACCGCTGAACGCTTTGCTGCATTAGAAGCGGAAATCAAAGAACTGAAGGATGCCAAAGCCGGCGACAAAGGTGGCGAGCAAGCTTCAACCGTGGACGCTGAAGCCTTTAACAAACTGCAAACCGAGTTTGATGAGCTGGCCAAACAGTTCCAAGCCGCGCTGGAAGAACAACCAGGCACGCCGGGCGGCGAGCATGCCGGCGATGGCTTCAATGCAAGCCATTACGTGTAATCGATATTAAAAGTTAAGGAACATAGAGATGAATTTATCTGAACAAGGCCGCCAAGCGTTAGACCTTCATTTTGTGAATACTGCACGCGCTTTTGGTGTTCAACCTGGAAACCCGTCTGCTGGCCAACATTATGCCGCCACACCAAGCGTGGCCCAAACGATTTACAACAAGGTTGTTGAAGATGGAAACCAGTTTTTACGTCTAATCAATGGCGCGGTGATGGTTGGTGAAATCAAAGGTGAGAAAGTTGGCATGGATCTAACTGGTCGCGTAGCCAGCCGAACCGATACAAATGGTGCCGGCGAAAGAACTCCTAAACATCTGGTAAACACAGACGCAAATGGATATGAACTTTTTCCTACCCAATTTGATGTGGCATTAAAGTATTCAAAAATTGATAGTTGGGCGAAGTTTCCAGACTTTGCTGAACGATATATCCGTCTTGTGCGACAAGCCATGGGCAACGATATGCTGACAGTGGGGTGGCATGGTACATCAGCTGCAGGAACAACTAATCTGGGCAGTAATCCAAATCTTGAAGATTTGAATATCGGCTGGTTACAAATTCTTCGCGACTTCAACAGTGGTTCTCAACATTATGCTGCCTCAGCTAGTGAACTTGTCCTGGGGACCGGCGACGCGAAAAACCTCGATGTATTGGTGCATGAAGCCAAAATGATGTTGCCGGTATATCACCGTAATCGTGATGACCTGGTGGCGTTGGTTAGTGGTGATCTTCTTTCAGCTCAAGAAGAAACCTATTACGAAGTAAATGGTAATACACCGACGGAAAAAGCCATGCTTTCTGGTCGAATTACTCGGGCTTATGGTGGTTTGCCAGCAATTACGCCACCTTTCTTCCCTGATGGCATCGTAAAAGTTACACCACTGAGCAACTTATCCATTTATATCCAGGATAGTTCAATCCGTCGAATACAAAAAGACAAGCCAGAGAAAGACGAGGTACAGGACTTTAACTCAGCGAATCAAGGTTACGTGGTTGAGGATGAAGAAATGGCCGCCTTTATTGAAGGTATTGAATTACCACCTGCTGCATAACAACCCTGAAGCAATGCAACCACTGTTCCCAGGCAGGTGAGCCTGCCTGGGATAAACAGGAGCCAATATGAGTTTAATTAAAAAATTAAAAGCGCGACGTGCTGAGCAGGGTGGTGAACCAAAACCGACCAAGCCAAAAACAGATCAGCGTGTCAGTAAGTTCCAAGCCAAAAAGCTGGCACAACAAGCTTCCGTAATTGGGGTGGATGTCGCGGCAAGTGCTGATGAATCAGTTGTGGCTACTATCGGACCCGATGGTCTTCAAAACCTGACCGCATCTATGCCTTTAAACAAACAACTCCTTGAACAATACCAGGCCGTATTACAGACCGATGTTCAGCGTTTAAGCACCAAAGACACGCTGGAAGACAAAGCAGCGATGAAAAAAGAGCTGCTGAAGAACTATATGCCGTTTGTTCAAGATTACATGGCCAATGGTCATGACTACCCAAACAGTGTGGCCGTGATGATGATGGTCTGGTTATTCGACATCGGCGATATCGAGCAAGGCTTACACCTGGGCTTTTACCTGGTGAAAACGCCAAAACAAGTTATGCCGCATGGCTTTAGCAGCACGATGGAAACGTTCATTTGTGATTACACCTATGACTGGGCCAGTACGCAGATCAAGGATGAAAAAACAGCCAGCCCGTACCTGGATAACTTGGTGAAAGTTCTGCTGGATGCGAAGTGGGAACTGGCGATGCCAGTGAAAAGCAAAATGCTGAACATGATGGCCAAGAATGCCTTCCTGAAAGGTGACTTTAAAGCCTGCGTGTCATGGTGTGAAGCGACACAAAAGGTCAACCCAGAAGGGCATGGCACCAAAACATTAATGAATAAAGCACTCAAGGAAATTGAGAAATTAGAACAAGCCGCTGCTGAAACTAAATAATTCAGCCGCTTTACAGGCTCCACCGCCGGGGCAGGGCAAAAAACGAAGCACTCCAACGCTGTATCAGGTGTGGTTCGTGTTTTGTTCCGGCACCTTACATAAAACAGGGTTCGCATGAGTTTAACGGGAAAACCATCACTAGCAAACGCATCACCCATCACCAATGATGGGTGGTGGCCTGATGTGTCCACGGCTGATTTGGTGAGCAAATACCGTGTGCCTTCAGATATTGCAGACGACACGATCAGCACAGGCTTAAGCCTGGCCGTCGTGCGTGTCAATGAAACGCTGGACCCTGTAAAACAACACCTATTAACGCTCGGTTATGCTGACTTTGAAAGCTACCTGACGGCTAACTCATCACCCGTGGTGAGCAGTGAATTATTACTGGTTCACTATGAAGCAGCGGTCTATAGCCGCGCCAAAGCGTATCTATTGCAACAGTTCATCAGCATGAATCGCCGAGAAGTCGCTGAAAATCAGGCCAAAGAATCTGAGCAAACCGAAAAATTCTGGCTGGATGAAAGCCAGTCATCCATTGCATCGCTCTGGAATACGTTTTTCCCTGATAACCCCAAAATGAAAACGCATGGTTTTCACGCGGTGCTGCTGTAATGAAGAAGTTACAAGCCATCACTGACTACTTGCTAAACCTGAACATGGTCGCAGCAGAAAATATCGATGCCTGGGCAGAAAATGCCCGTTTCGTCGGTGTGGCCAAAGATATGGGCAATGACGGCATGGTGCTGTTTCGCCTGCATTACACAGCGGCCATCGTGATTGAACGTTTCCCTCACCAGGAGCATCCCGCCGAACTGTTATTCGGCCATGTCATTGCCTGGCTAATGGATAACGACGATTTACGCGAAAAGCTGGAACTTGATCCACCTGAAACCGATATCGACATCCTTGATAACCAAACCGCTGATTTAGAAATCAATATCGATTTTGTTGAAGACGTGGAAATCATCCAAGACCCAGCCGGACCACTACGGTTAAACGGTGAACGTTATCGCCTGGCACCGGTGCGTATTGATTATGCCCTGGAAGGTGAGGTGACAACATGAATCCTGCTTTAAATATTCAAGTCACCGGTCTGATGACGCTTAAACAGCAGATTGAAATCCTCGGCCTACCAACAAAGCTTCGCCGTCGTTTAATGGCGAGAGTAGGTAAAAAAGTCATATCCGACAGCAAGCGTCGAGTTCGCACACAAACGGATCTGTCTGGCCAGAGTTATCCAGCACGGGCCAAAAAGAAACGTGGCGGCAGCAAAATGCTGCTGAAACTCGCCCGTCAGCTCAAAGTTATCAGAGCAGATGGCACAGAAGCCGTGGTCGGTTTTTATAAACGCTCGTCTGCCCGTATTGCCGCTAAGCAACAGCATGGTTACACACAAAGAGTCACCGCACGCTCACTGAAAAGAAACAGTGCAAAAAACCAAGACAGCCCAGCCACACGCGACCAGGCACGCGCCTTACGTGAGGCCGGCTTCACCATTAACAAACGCAAATCAAAGAACGGAAAAAAGCCAAGCCAAAAGTGGGTAATGCAAAACCTCACCATTGGCCAGGCGGGTTCGTTGTTACGTCAGTTACGTGAGCAAGCAGGCGAAAGCCCAAAAACATCATGGAAAACCACGCTGCCGGCACGCTCATTTTTAGGGGCAACTAAGGCCGAAATTACGCAGCACTTTGATGCCATTTTTAAACAAATTAAGCAGGAGATAGCCCGTGGCGTTACCTAAAATTACGGTCAATGCGCTCAACTTACAGCAAGGCCCATTCCCAACGGTCGAGAAGTATTTGCTGTATATCGGTGAGGCTGCGACAAACCAGGACCAATTGTTATTTTTAAATACCGATAGCGATTTGGATGTTGAACTTGGCGAAGCCGATTCAGAGCTGAAGCGACAACTGATTGCAGCAAGACAAAATGCCGGTGAAAACTGGGCCTGTGTGGCTATTGCAACAGAGGATGGTTCTACTTGGGACCCGCTGATTGATATGGCCATGAATGAAAATGTGAAGGTTGAAGGCTCGGTTATTTGTACGCCAGTAACGGCAGCGGCTGACTTTACAACTATGCAAGCTAAATCAATTAGCATCCTGGCTCAATATAACCGTCGGTTATTTATCGAAGGGGCTATTCGAGGTATTGATAGCGAAACAGAGTCCTGGTCGGAATATATTTCTTATGTGGGCACGCTCACCGATAGCATTAATGCGCCTCGTGTAATGCCTGTGCCTTATATCCTTGATGATGCCGTTGGCATTATCGCTGGCCGTTTATGTAACTCGGGTGTCAGCGTGGCTGATACGCCAATGCGCGTAGAAACTGGCCCATTAGTGGGGCAGGACCAAACCACCTTACCCGTGGATAAAAACGGTGTCCGTTTCAATATGGCCCATGCCAAGGCGCTCAATGATGTGCGTTGTTCAGTGCCGGCATTCTTCCCTGATTATCCTGGCTTGTTCTGGTCTGATGCTCAAACGCTGGATGCCCCAGCGGGTGATTATCAAGTGCTGGAAAACCTGCGTGTGGTCGATAAAGCGGCACGTGCTGTTCGCTTGGTGTTAATTGGCTTGATTGGTAACCGCCGATTTAATTCCACGCCTGCCGGTGAAGCCTGGGCGATTAATAAACTCATGCGTCCATTGCGTGAAATGAGCAAGTCGACGGTGTTCCAGGGCATTCCTTTCCCTGCTGA